CTGTACAGAAAAGAATTGGTCGAACTGTAGCTACAAAGTCAACAGACGATAAACCTACTGTACAGAAAAGAATTGGTCGAACTGTAGCTACAAAGTCAACAGACGATAAACCTACTGTACAGAGAAGATTACACGGGGCAACGGATGAACCGGAAGAAGAAGATAAACCTACTGTACAGAAGAGGTTATATACCGGAGATAAAACAGCCCAGGTAGAAGAGGAAGAGAAAGAAGAGATTAAAGTGGTAATTTCCGATCCGGTTGATTCAATTACCACACAATCAACGCTGTATACAGGAACTGATACAGAAAATGAGACCCCGATCAACCGGGCTGGCGTAGATTTTGATGAAGTATTTGAGCAAGAGATAGCAGTACAGGAAGAGGTAGTAATTGAATCCGGTGTTACGCGTAATGTAAACGTTCCAAGTGAGAGTGATAAGATTGCACTTCAAGTTGCGTTAAACGAAGCAAATAGAAGCAATGCTCTAAATGAAGCTATAGAACAACTAAGAGCAGGGGCTCAAGACCAAATAAACGATTTAGCGGGTTATAGTAGAGAGGAACGTATACGGTTAAGTGATATTATTATTCAGACAGTTGACGAAACAATAGTACAACTGCAGCAAGAATATAATGACGATAGGCAAGAAGACATGAACCTGCTTTATGAGGTTAGTATTAATGAAACTAGCGACACCGCAGTATTATCTGGTACTCTACCACCTGGGTTTGTATACATTAATCCTACTCTACCTCTACAAGAAAGCTTTACTCCAGTTTTCGGAGATTTTGAGTTACCAACAGAGCAATCTATTGAACTAGTTACAGATGACCAAATCGGGGTGACTGAGGTTGATGAACAGCTTGATGAAATAAGTGAAGAGGCAAGATTATCACAAAAGCTTTGTGATACAGAAGAGGATTGTGATACTTTAAATTATTAAATATTACCCAAAGCAGCTTCTATCTTAAGATCGTGTTTCATTGAATGAAATCTCTCATCAATATATTTTTGAAAAGCTAAAGGCTTAATCCAACTATTATCGGAAATATTATCTACTTTTGATCCTACAACCTCTAACGCTTCTATTAAACAAGACCACCTAACAAATTCTTCAAATTTCATTGTTTTGGTAGTACCGTCTTTTAGCTTAAATTTAAATGTTTTCATATATATATAATATTATAGTTCCGTTCCTTTTGTATACTCTTGTGTTATAGAAACGTCATCTACATCACCAGAAAGAGCCTTATCAGTTTCTTTTGTAAGATCAGCAAATGTTTTATTAATGTCAACCGGGTTTGTAACAAGAGTAGGTGTTATATTAACATCAATTTTAAATTCATTGTTACACTTTTCACAATTGTAGGTTGACTCTACATTTGGGAATATATTTTCTGTAAATGTATTGTTTCCACAGGGACAAGCTATAGTAACTTCAGATAAACTAGCTAGTTGGTCAATTTCAGCTTGAAACTCAGAAGATAAAAGCTGTATTCTATTAATTTTATATGAAGAAGCTATAAAAGAACCTACAAATTGTATACCGAATGCTAGGCATGTAGATTCAAAGAAGCCAAAAACATTTTGAAGTGCAAAACCAAATAATAATGATATTATTAGTGTAATAAAGAGCGACCGAGCGATGATCATATAGCTATTTTAGCTAGATCATAGGGAATTTCAAGGATTAATTCATTAACTTTATCGATTTTTTCCTTTACTAAGTCTATCGTGCATTTATTTAGATCATCTTTTTGTTCAATATCACTCAGCATATTACGTAATTGCGCTAAAGATACAAACGCGTCTCCTAAGACTTGATTTACCTGTTCTAACTCAAAAGGTAAGATAGGCGGTGCTTTTTGATGTTTTTCATTATCTTTGTACATTGTTATCTGATCCTGTACATTCATACTGAATCGTATAGGATTATCATCTGGTTTGACACTATATGGAGAATCTTGCGACGTATTCATTTAAAATATTTATGCAGAGAATAAATATTTTCATGGCTAAGTTCGAAAAGAGATTTTATACAACATTACATGAAGCGCGTGAAGAAGAAAAAATAGCATTTGAGACAGAGCTCGACAGAGATACAGATGTCGAGGACTTTGATGTAGATATAGATGTAGATGAAACAATAGTAGATGATGATCCAAATGTTAAGGCAGCTCGAGCTGTTGGTGAAAGAAATGAAGCTATGAGAGCTAAATTAGAGGGATGGGTTGGTGAGATGGAGCAATTTTTAGAATATCTAAATGGATCCACACCTGATTCTATTCAATCTCTTCTTGCTGCAGCTGAGCCAGATACTATTTTCGACCAGATGAAGTCTTCAGAACAACGTAAGATTGCTCGTGTAGCTACAGAACTCGCCGCGTTAAATGAATCATTTAAAGGTTACCTCGCTCAGACCGGTAACGCTCAATTTAAATACGTATAATTTCTATACTTTTTTATTTCAGATAACCTCACAATACCTTCGAGCCCTTCGAAGGTATTTTTTTGTATAAAGTCCCATTTAATTTCATCAATACTACATGCAATCGCAATATCATTAAAGTCTTTAAATCTTTTACCGAATTTCTCTGGCCAAATAAAAACTCTTTCTCCTTGCTTTAATAAAGCCTCTGATTTTACTAAAGATGCTTGATCAATCCACTGTGAGTCTAATATCCATACTTTATCATACCATTTTAATGTATTGTTTAATTGTTGCTCCTGCCGGGTTGTGAATGATCGCCCTCGCTCGGTAATCCCAGCCACAGCTACAGAGTTTTTTGTAAAAAATGCATTTAACGGTCCTTCAAAAATATACACTGTATTGTGATCTGACGAGACGCGGTCTATATTAAACAATGTTTTTTCCGCATTTACTCTTCCAAGGTATTTTGGTTTTACTTTATTATCTCTATCTAATAAAGTTCTACTTTGGTAAAATTCAATTTCTTTGTTCTCATTAATAAACGGTATTACAAGTCTATTTTTATGAACCTTATCAACCAATGAAATATAAAGACTATCTGGCTTATTAACTGCTGTATCTAATCGTCTATTTTTAATAGTCTGAGTTGCTGTTCTCAGCATGTCGTTATTCTTATAAAAATCTAACTGAGCTGTATCTGATAGATTAATACAATCTTTTGGTAGTGTATCAGTAACTACTTTAACTGGTGCTTGTTCTTCTACAATATCAGTAATATCTGGAACATACTCCTTAAGTTCTTGTATTACATCTGCACTCGTATGACCCGATACTTCAGTTATCCATTTTAACGGTTTACCTGACCATCCACAATTATGACAAAATATGTTTTCGTTTTTGGGAATATAATAACATCTACGTTTTTTACCTAGGGACTTACCCTCTCTACAAATAGGGCAGCTACACTGATAGACATTGTTAAATTTATTATACTTTGGGTAATAGCCAAGCTCAAAAAATTTAAGGACAACAAAATCTTCAGGAAGTGAGATCATTTAACTTATTATACAGACTTTTTAGAAAAAACAAATTATGCCATTCTGTTTTTTTGTCTAGTATCCTAGTAAAGGAAAATTGTTCACAAAACTTAATAAACTGCTTGTAATCTGATTGCACCTTAACCGCTAACTGCTCTTTATAGTATTGCTTTTCATCTGGTAAACTCTCATATTTATCTAGACAAAATATATCTGCATTACGGGTAAATATTTCATGCTCTTGCTCTGTTAATATATAACCTGGGTCATTTAAATATTTTCTAGTTGTTACTTTACCAAATCCTGGTATTCCCGGGACATTATCTGAACTATCTCCTGTTAAACATTTAGCTGTATACCATTCCTCTACATCTTTAAACCCGGTTCTTTCTTCAAAATTATAATTATTGAAAATAGTCTTCCTTATCGGGTCATATAAGCTGCAGCTCGAAGTGATTAGTTGTAAAAAGTCCCTATCTACTGAAATTATTACTTTCTCTCCTTCATGCTCGCGACATATATATGATACTATATCATCAGCCTCTAATTGACGTGGGAATATGGAATTTATCCCCATAGATAGTAGTATAGATTTTATAGTCTCATTATTTTGATGAGGTGCGAGGTCTTTTGATCTATTCTGCTTATATTTCTCTAAAATACTCCTTCGTATATTGGGTTGCCGGTCTTTTTTCTCATCCCATACAAATATAATGTCTTCTGGAACAAACTGCCTCACGTAGGAGCTCACAGCGTTAAGAGTAAAGTAAATATGAAGATTATTGACTTGATCCTGCGTTATCTCCGGGGATCTCTTCGATTGGCTCTTTGCTGTATGAAATGTTCGGTGTATTAAATTGTTTCCGTCTATTATCAGGGTCTTCATTTTTTAAATATTGTGCTTCTGATACTTTATATACCTTTTTAGGTAATGTCTCTATAAATGTTATTATATTACTTTTAACAGCATGTTCAAGAGCATCTAGTGGAACTTTAACATTTTCCATAACAGGAATCGATAGACAACCAACATCTTTTGTTGTAGGATTTACAACAATGAACATTTGACCAGCATAATCACCGGTTTCAACAGCATATACCTGTCTTTTACAAAATTTCGTCTTGGCCATGACTAGTCCCTTTAATCGATTGTGATTCAGCTGCAAAATATTTTAACAGAAAGGAGTTTAACGCTTCAACTTTTTGAGGGGTATCAGCTGCTTTAATTTCAACATGTCGACCAGAAAAATCAAAACCTAACATAATATAACTATCTAAGTATTCACTTAATATTGTCGCTAACCTTCTTGTTAAGTCGACGCGGCGTTTAAACTGCTTTTTTTCTTTAAGATTTTGTTTAAGGGCTAGCTCAATAAGTTCTTTTAACTCTTCTTCTTCTTCATCAGGAACTTCTGGATCATTGGGCATATTAATATTTATTTTAAAAATGCACTATCCTCCTTTTGTGTAACATTGTTTTTAAGCAATCTTGATACAACGACTTCAATAGAAGATGTCTTTAAACTAAAATTATTTACAAAATTTTGATTACCATCGTAAAAGCTAAACAAATATTCACCCTTAAATGGTGTGTTTTCAAAGCATGTTATAAAAACAGAAGCACCACCGGGATCAACTAACACAGTCCATTTTCTAGGATCTGCGATATTATACTTATCAAATATTCTGAACGTAACAAACCCGTTATCCTTTAATCTTTTAATAAAGTATCCTGGAGTTCTTAATTTATTTTTACGGTGATTAATTGTCATTGAGTCAAAGCTGAGATTATATACTTTAATTTAATGTTAGTTTGCTCAATATCAAATATTATTACTCCATACTCGGTATTAATATTAACAGTTATGTCGTCATTAATAATAGATAACAACCTAATATTATCAAAATTTACCGGTATTGGTTTGAGATTAAAATCCGCTTTTCCGAGGCTAATGCTAAACTTATCAGTATTATGTCTAGCTTTATCAGTAAGTTCTGCCATAATATTCCCATTATCTGTATAGAAATATAACTTATTAGTTTCAGAAGCAAAAGTACTACCTTTAAAAACTTGTTGAATAGTATCTTTGTTAATATTAAATGTGATATCAAATTTAAATGAGTTTATTTTTTCTAAATTTAAATTTGGTTTAGATAAAAACCCTTCATCGAATAAATGATATTTAAACTTAATTCCGGATCCATTATATTCTATATTATTAGAGTTTACCTGTAATGTAATATCTTCAGATTGTATTGTATCTATTACTCTATACAACTTTTTTAAATCCGGTATATTCAAAGTATCATTGAACCCGGTATCCGCTGTATATTCCGAATGTAGTATTAATGTATTATCAGCACTTGAAGCGAGGCTAGAAATTTTATCTGATGTAACCTCTAAGATTGAACTATCACTTATTTTAGAATTACAATCTAAAAATTTTAGAAATTCATCCGGATTTTTTATTAGGAGCTTTTTTTCCATTATCTAATTTTAAACTAATTTGTTTTAATAGCAAATTTTGTTCTTTCAAAGCTTTAATAATTTTATCAAGCTTTGAAGGTTCGGATAAATCTAATTCAAGTTGATTTGAATGCAATACTTGCTCCGGAGTTGGTTGTGGTGGTACGGGCACGGGTTCCGGAGTTGGGAGTGCTAGTTGTTCAGCAGCCTGCTCAGGCGTTACCGTTGAAATTTCAACTGGAGGTGCCTGAGCAGGTGCGGGGGGTGGCCCAGGTACATTAGGTTTAGAGTACTGTTCCTGAACCGGGAGCTTTGCAGCGGTTTCAAAAGATTGTTTAAGCTCTTGTGAACCAGGTTTTAAATTGCCTGCTTGACCCACTATCATTTGATCTTGCTGATGCATATGACCATATGTTTGACCCATAAACTGCAGTAATTGATTTTTTTCAGCTGGGGTCATTTTTAAAGATCTTTAAGAAGTTCGTCAATATCTTCTTCTACTGTATCTGTTGTTGCAGCAGTAGTAACAGCTACACCAGGTTCAGGTAGAACCTCTCCTGGGTAAACATCTGAACCACTCTCCGGTGTGATTACTGGATCCGGGGCAGATTCTGGTTCTTCAGATTTGCAATAATAGTGTTCATTTAGCATTTGCTTAAGCTCATCAAATGATTTAAGAGTAAACACCTCAGTTAAATCGAATACATCCTCATAAACTTTTTTTTGCTCATCTTCTGACAGATCAATCTTACCAGCAGTTGTAAATCTAGAAGAAACATACGTCGGAAAATCTCCTTGCTGTTCTACTTTAATCTTAAAGTTAACACCATCAGGTCCGAGATCAAAAATACGAGCACCAAACTCTTCTGCATCTTCACCTTCAATAGCTTCAGTAATAATTTTTTGAAGCTGCTTACCATAACGAAGAAGCTTAACCTTACCGTTATTATCTGAGTTAGATGGATCATCTATAACATAAACATTTACTAACCACTTTTCAAGTCTACGAACAGCTCCCATTCTTTCTTTCTCTTCCTCACTACCTGTTCTCAGTACACGGAATCTTTCCTCTGCAATTGGATCACGCTCACCGAATGTCTGAGGGCTTAGCGTTTGAACATACTGACCAGTTGCGTAGGATACCCAACCATGGTTGTAATAATGAAAGAATGTCTTAGCCGGATCTTTCGCAAATGGAAGCAACCTTACCGTGTAGGTGTTTCCCGGCTTTGTTGGCATAATCTCGTTGAATGTAGACTGACTTTTATTATCTGCAGATGCAAGTGCATCTTTAATTGATTGAAACATGGAAGAATTAAACGTACTCATGCATTCATTATAACAACTAAGAATTAAACTTCAAGAGCTTTTGCTCAATTATTTTTAAGCCTTTTGCAGATTTACTCTTAAGATATTTGGAACTTATAAATTTTACACGTGTTTTAGAGTATAAATTATAAAAATCACTAATAACAAAACCTAATGTACCTGGTGTATTTTTAACATTAGTATCCATGTTTAGAGCATGCAGCATATAAAAATTAATTTTGTGGTCCTTTAAATGTATAAAGGGGTATGGGAGTGCTCCTTGAGGGTTATCACCAATATACACTTTATATTGAGCTAATGTTATCTGGTTGTCAGAACAAAAATCAAAAATAAACTTTAAGCACTCCTTTAGAGTGTTGATACTTTCTTCACCATCAGGATCTTGAACTTGTTTTTCTTTACAGAATAAGGAATAACATTTTATTGCTTTTCTTGTATTAAAAAAGGTTAGGTCAAAGTAATTATCAGCACCATAGATCTTGTATGGCGCGATAAAAAAGTCACTATAGTTAATATGTTTATATTTTGATAAAAGCAGGTTAAGCTTTTTTAAGGCAACGACGTCAGTGTCGTTTATGTTATCAAAATTTTGCCGGAGGCTTACTGGCTTGTTTTTAACCTTACGAGAAGCATACAAATGACTGTTGTAAATTGACTTCTCCTTTTCTGTAATCATAGCCTAATATTAGAATTGGCATTCAGGAACTTTGTAACATATTTTGACTTAGTTATTGAAGGCTCAAAATCTATAAATAGTTTAACTACATCATAGTTAGTTTCAATGGTTAAAAGGTCTTTTAAAATTCTTCTTAGCTTTTTTTCTTGAAGAACTAATATAAAAATATTTTGAAGTGAAAGTTTTTTACCCTTAAGGAGTGAGCAAAATGTGCAAAAGCACAACAACAGGTGTTCCGTTTCTTCACGGATTAACATACTTGATGGGGCAGGTGAGATGTTGTTTATTTGCATGGGTTGAAATTTTTAGTTAAATCTGCAAATCGATCAGTAAGTCTACCACCCGCTGCAGCAGCGGATCCACCACCTTCACATAATGCTTTAGCTAGAACGCTTACATCTGCTTTACTTTTCTTGGATCTTCTAAAAGATACAGTATGACTTTTAAGATTGATTACTATACCTATATCAGCTTTATGTTTTTTAATAAAATATTGAGCTACTTCATTTATAGCATAATCAGCAAATATTGCGATTATTTTATTACCTTTTATATCACCGTTATAAGTTTCCGCGGACTCTATTTGTGCTTTAAATTTTTTTAAATACAGCTTTATAGCATTTTTTTCATGTATGGTGAATTCTCTATAACCGTCTTCAAATGCTTTTATAAAATTTTCTACTTTTGGGGCATTTAATGTCCAAAAGACAGCATTAAGTTTTAAACTGTCTTTAAATTGTAAGTTATAACAATCATAATCATCTACTAATACGAGGAGTTCTACATCCTCGCTTGATAGATTTAAATGTTTTACAAACCGTCTTTTTATTAAGCTTACACAAGATGTCTCTTCTTCAATTATAACTTTTGCAGTGTTATATAAATGAGCTCTTTCCATATGTTGTTTATGGTGATCTATAACTACCACCTTATCTATATCTATTAGCTGTATAACCTCTTCCTTTAAGTCTAGATCTAAGACATATATAACATCATAATGACCGAAGGTATCTTTGGCTGCTTTAAATTTACCAGCTAGCGTGAGTTCAGTGGCTTCATTTATTGTAAGCTTTGTGGCTTTTTTACCGTAAAGCTTTTTTATTAGTAGAGCGGAAGCGGCTCCATCTAAATCATTATCAGTCCATATTAAAATGTTCACTTCTGATATTTATAAAGAACTTTTTATGTTGCAAGCCCAGCTAAAGTATTAAGAGTGTTATCATCTTCTTCAAATTCTACGTCATCTGCTTGATCTATAGTAAGTGTTGAGTAATCAATACGCATTGCTTGGGTATTACCGCGGGGACCGTACCTGTTTTTCATCATCCCTAATCTTATAATGTTTAACTCTCTATCTTCTTCATTTTGATAGATGGACACAATAACATCTGCTGTAGCCGCTAGTCCGATCGATTCTGAAATGGTTGCTAACTCTGGATTATCTTGATCAAATCCTGATCTATTTAACTGCGTAGCAGATATAATTGGACAATCAAATGTATAACTCATCGCACGTACTTGTTCAGTCACATGTTTAATTCTTTCATATGAATTATTACCAATAGTACAATGCATTAAATTTAAATAATCTAACACAATAGCATCAAGCTTGATACCATTATCTTTAAATTTATTAATAAATGCCTTTAACTGATTTGGTGTAATAGTTGCCGGTGGAAATTCTTTAATAAAAATCTTACCCTTTTCATCTTTTAATGCTTCTTTAATAGTTGAAGAGTTTTGTTTCATCTCTTTCATTGGTATCTTAGTAACATTCGTACATATTCGACGAGCGTATAAGAGCTCAGACATCTCCAACGTAATTAAAAGAACATTCTTACCTTGTTTGGCTATATTATGCGCAATATTACCTAAGAATATAGATTTACCAATATTTGTTTCACCAGCAAATACATATAATGACTTACCTGCTTCTAAAAACCCACCTCCCAAACAATTATCTAACCATTCCCAATTTGACGGTATATGTCTCTCTACAGCATTTATATCATCAATCAACAACTGAACATTATCATATAGATTCAATCCAAGGTCTGTTACTAAATTTATATTACAAGATTTTTCAAATTTATCTAAAATTTCAGATGTATCAACTTCACCGGTGGATACATCTGATGCTACATTTAGCATAGTATGATAAACAGCTTTTTCCTTTAAGAACTGCTCTGTATTATCGTACAGTTCTTCATTATCTAAATTTTTATCTATATCATTAAAGGAGTGGACTAGTTGCTTGAACGATTCTTTTTGTTCATCGGATACTAAATGCGATTTAATCTCTGTAACTGTTGGTAGTTTATTTCGTCTATCTACAAAGTCACGAACGATAGCAAAAATACTTGCTATAGCTTTATTTTGAAAGTATTCCGGTTGTACAAAGTCTGCTACCGAAGCGAGATATGTCCCATCGGTTAACGATTTATAAATTAGAACATTCTCAAAATAATCTAAATCTAACTTACTCACAACTAAATGGTATAATAATTTATTTGGTTTTCCACTTATCTAAAAACCACTCTTGACCTTTATTAAATTCATCTGTAAATGACGTGAGGCCAGGTGAATTATGTGTAATTAAAATATCACCGACTCCTAATTTAAATCCTGCTTTATGACATTGCATTGAATAATCTAAATCGTAAAAATGCCATTTTGATGGGCAATCTTCATCAAAGCGTATTTTTTCAAACACGCGTCTATGTATAGCTAGAAAAACACCATCAAGTAAAACTACACGCTTTGGGTACACGCCAAAGGCTGTCATATGCTTTTGCTTTTCATCACCATGTGCTACCGCACCGTGTAAGTTTCCGGAACCAAATCCACCACCCATTAAATGCCATAGTGCAGGTAGCTTTAAACTTGCCTCAGTTGAACCAGCACAACCTATTACATCAAATTTTTTGAATAATTTATCTAATTTACGTTCTGAATAGCTTTCTAATATTACGTCATCGTGAACTAATACCAACCGTTGTACATCTTCTTGTAGTGCAAAATCAATAGCCTTATTATACACCTTATGAAGAGATTGTTTATTGTTTTCCTTAAAAACAATCTGCTCAACTTGTGAATTATCTTCGGTAGTTTTAAACAGTGTTGTGTCAGTTTCTTTACCTGCCGACGCAGAAAATATCATTGTTTTTATCATATGAATGAAAATGGGGATGCAAACTCAAAGGTACCAGCTTTATTCCACTTTTTAGTTTTTTTATTTAATTTTAAAATAGTCCCTTCAGGTACTGATTTTAAGTTTGAACCGTCCATGGATGAATAATAACCACCAGTTTTAGAATAATGTAATATAGACCCGTTTCTAGCTAAGTATACATCATTAGAAGTACAATCTAAAATGCTTAATGCATATGTACCTTCTAATAATTCTAAAGCACTCTTTATTATTTTAACCGGTTTGATTTTTTTATCCTTAGCTATAGCGTGTTGGGTAAAGTATTCTAATAGGTTAACTATTACAGCTGTATCAACCGGATTTTCTAAGAAGTCACAATACTTCCTTTTAAGCTTGTTATGATTAGTTAATACACCGTTATGACTAACCAACCATGATAGAGATTCAAATGGGTGTGATGTATCATATTCCCAAATTCTCTTTGCAGAGGTTGGCGCTTGAACATGCCCCAAGTAATACATTGTCTCATCAATATAATTAAATTTATCAAAATTAATACTACCGCTCTTTTTAAAAACATGCTGATCGTTTTCTGTTAAACCAACAACACTAGAAGCAAAGGTTCCTCTCTGCTTATTAGCTTCATACAATATTTCAAAAATACTTGTTTCTACACCACCAAAAATTGCACACATATAAAATATATTAATATATTATACCTTATTTTCAATAGCATCTTTTACCTCCCATGGAAATTTAAAACCTTTTTCCCACATATATGAGTTATCAACGTAACGACTATATGGGCCTTCAGGACCATCGTCTCTTATCTTTTCACTAAGTCGCCTCATTCTAAGTATCCATGGTGATGGTGGGGCAATGGGTTCGCGATGCTCTTTTGGTATCCTCCACGATAAATCAACATGACCATATCTCTTATCCTTAGATAGTGCGGAATCTGGGTAATCTACACCATCAATAGTATACCACTTTTTTTTCTTCTTTTTAGTTTTTTCAATCCCCAAGTCTTTAAGTGTTTTTCTACCCAGTCCTTTTACTTTAAAGAGATCATCATTATTCCTAAAGGGTCTAAACCCTAGAATACGCCCAGCTGTAGTTCTACCTACTCCTGGTACTTTACATAACTCTTTCTTAGTCATTTTATTAAAATCTTTATAATTCAGCTTCATAGGTATAAATATAATTGTATATGAGTTCCTTTCAATATAGTGATAATTTTAGCGGCTTTAATGATTTAATCAACCGGGTTGAGTTTTT